AGTTTGATGTGTATATAATTAAAAACCAGGAAGAGACTTTAGTGTTTAATTCAATACTTAATTAATGTACTCACAAAATAACGAGGAAAAAATAATAACAGACTTTTTCGGTGACTTTAAAGGTCATTTGCTTGACATTGGAGCGAACGATGGGGAGACGTTAAGCAATTCTAGAAAGTTAATCGAGTTGGGATGGAGCGGTGACTTAGTTGAGCCTAGTCCGATTACTTACATGAAGTTACTTAATTTGTACATGCATCATGATGAGGTGTATCTTCATAACGTAGCTATCACGGACCAGGTAGGCGAGATTGAGTTTTGGGATTGTGGTAGTCATCTAAATAATGGAGACACATCACTTGTTAGTACTGCATCCACAATGGATTACGAAAAGTGGAAAGAAACTACCAATTGGGTAAAGATAAAAGTGCATTCCGTTGATTTTCAAACACTTCTATTAAAAACTAAGTCACAAACATTTGACTTTATTACCATTGATGCGGAAGGTTATGACTTTAATATATTGAAACAGATAGACTTAGACCAAACTAAAACTAAGTTAATCTGCATAGAACATAATCAAAAGCAATTAGCGGACATTGTGGAATACTTAAAAGTGTTTGAGTTTAAAACCGTACACATAAACAACGAGAATGTAATTTTAAGAAGATGAAGTTAAGTATATTGATACCAACAGTCCCACAAAGGGAAGTGATGTTTGTAGAGTTAATTAATTACCTATACAAGCAATGCGCTGAGCTATTAAACACGGAAGTTGAAATACTCACGGATGCTTCACCGGTTGGATCAATGACTACTGGAGAAAAAAGAAACAAGCTATTAAATGAAGCTAAAGGAGATTATGTTTGGTTTATAGACGATGACGATTGGGTAAGTGAAACAGCCATTGAAGATATTTTGGAGGGGATTAAAACTTACCCTGATTCATTTGCTATCAATGGCACGTTTACTGAGAATGGTAAAAACTTTCACAAGTGGTATATAAGTAAAGACTTAGAATATTGTGCGGATATAATTGATGGGGAGGAAGTTTATTTAAGACCTCCAAACCATATTACACCTATGAAGCGTTCAATAGCTATTCATATTGGATTCCCTTTAAAGTCAAACCAAGAGGATTATGATTTCTGCATGAGGTTAAAAAATAGTAAGTTGATTAAAACAGAGTATAAAATTGAAAAGCCTATTTACGATTACAGATATTTAAACTATAATAAATTGTATTGATGAAAGTTGCAATAGTTACATTTTATGACAATAAGGAGCGGTATATTTTAGCCGGAAATAGACAAAGGAAAAGTTTAGAGGAGGTAGGATTTCCTATGGAAGATTATTTTCAGTTTAGAAATTATACGGACATTGAATCACCAACACATCAGGAAGTACCTTACGCATTTAAACCAAAGGCTATTAAGAAAGTCCGTGAGATGGGATATGATATTGTGATTTGGTTTGATTCAGCTATTTATGCGGTTAAGGATGTTACTGAGTTTATAAACCACGTAAAGGAAAACGGGCAAGCTTTTTTTGACAATATAGGTTTTACCATTGCAAGCTATACGAATGATATTTGTTTGAAGAAGATGCGAATGAGTAGAAAGACTGCCGAAAAACATCCAATGATTATGGCTTGTTTAATGGCTTTTAATTTTACCGATAAAAAGACTTGCAAGATGTTTGATGAATTTTACAATGCGGCTGTTCCTGAAATATTCGGTGGCGATTGGAGCGACCACAGGCACGATCAATCCGCAATGAGTATTATTTTGGCAAAGAATAAAGTAAAACCTTTGCACCCAAACAATACGTTTTTTGCTTATACAAACCACCCAGGTCACATGCCACATGCAGATAGTTTATGTTTTTTATCAATGGGTTATTAAGAAATATATTATAAAAATATATTGAAATATGATATACGTTAAAATAATAGCATTTGCAATGATATTTAGTCAATTCGCTCAAGGTACTAAGTTTCTTAAACGTAAACCATTTACCTGTGTACTTTGCATGACTTTTTGGACTACGCTATTGGTTACTTTAAATAATACTTGGAATATATTTGAGGCAGTAGGTATGGCTTCAGTAATGGGATTAACCGCATCACTAATTGAATTTATTTATGTCAGACTTATACGAGTCCTCGCTTAAGAAGTTGATTAACAACAAAGAGGCTATTAAGAATTGGAAGATATTTAATATCAGTCCTGGCGATGTTTATTTTTATAAAGGCATTGCAGAGGGATTGAATTACGGGCATGTTAATACATTTTGCGGTGGATGTATTACTGCTATGTACACTTTTTTGTATGATTTTTTAAAAGAACGCAATGAGCTATAGAATAGTTAAAATAAGTGAGGTAAAACCAAACCCACGCAATCCACGTATAATAAAGGATGCAAAGTTTAAAAAACTTGTTCAGTCTATTATGGACTTTCCACAAATGTTAAAAATACGTCCTATTGTGGTTAATGAAAATATGGAGGTACTTGGAGGCAATATGAGACTTAAGGCCTGCATTGAGGCCGGCCTGATCGAAGTACCTATCATTGATGCATCTTATCTCACACCCGAACAACAAAAGGAATTTATAATCAAGGATAACGTTGGGTTTGGGGATTGGGACTGGGATGAGTTAGCGAATGAATGGGAGGCACTTGATTTAAAAGAGTGGGGTATGGATATACCTTTTGAAGAGCCTGAAATAGAAATTGAAGCTGAGCCTATCAACGAGCCTACAATGAAAATCACATTTAAGTCACCAGAGGACTTGCAAAAGGCTGAAAATGAAATACAAGAAATATTAGACAGAGAATTTGATGGCGCATACTTAAGTATAAATTTATGAGTAAAGAAATTAAAAGAATGGTCGATGATCCTTGGGGGACTGTACAAGGAAAAGAAAACATGTTAGAAGCTTTAGAGAAATCTTTAGGAGTGGTGACAAGTGCGAGTAGGATGTCAGGCGTGCCACGTAGAACGCACTATGAATGGATGCGGAAGGATAAAGATTATAAGGCTAAAGTCAAAGAGATTGAAAATGTAGCTTTAGACTTTGCTGAAACACAGTTGCACAAACAAATAGCAAAGGGTAACCCACTATCAACTATTTTCTATTTAAAGTGTAAAGCAAAGAAAAGAGGATACATTGAGCAGCACAATTTGGAAATTAAAGGAAACATGAAATTCACAGCAGAATTTGGCAAAAGCGATATTATACACCCCACACTCGAATCAGGAGAAGATACACTACTCGATCAATAACGAGCCTCACAAATACTACTTGCTTAATATAGGCAGGCAGTTTGGCAAGACGTTATTAGCAGCGAATCAGTTACTCTATTGGGCATTAAACAATAAGAATGTTAAATGCGCATGGGTTAGTCCTGTTTACAAGCAAAGTAAAAAAGTGTTTCAGGATATTCACAAAGCTTTTATCAAACGTCCTGAAATTTACCGAAGTGTTAATCAGTCGGACTTATTACTTGAGTATGTCACAGGATCCACCATTCAATTCTTTTCTGCAGAAAGATATGACAATATTCGTGGGTTTACTTTTGACTATTTGGTATGCGATGAGTTTGCCTTCATGGATTCAAAGGCTTGGACAGAGGTTTTGCGTGCAACGGTATTGGTTAAAGGTAAAAAAGTACTTTTAATTAGTACACCAAAGGGGAAGAATCATTTTTACAATTTATATCAATTGGATGGGGTGAATCCGCAGTATAAGTCATTCACCATGACATCCTATGACAATCCAATAATCACACCTTCTGAAATTGACGATGCGAGAGTGACTTTGCCGGATATTATTTTTAGGCAGGAATACTTAGCTGAGTTTATTGATGGGGGACATTATTTGTTTAATAACATACCCATTGGTGTTGGTGAGCGCACATCCAGAATGGTAGCAGGATTGGATTTGGGTAGGGCAGATGACTACACGGTACTAACTATCATGAATGACAAAGGTCAAATGGTTTATTGCGATAGGTGGAGACAAATGGAATGGGCGCAGATATTAAACAATGTAAAATCGATTTTAAGAGATTACAGACCTGATTTGTACGTTGAGGTTAATTCAATAGGAGATATTGTTTTAGAAACGCTTAGAAACGATTTGAGCGGTGTTTGTAATATACATCCATTCGTTACTACTGCTAAAAGTAAAACAGACATAATAGAAAGTCTTTTAGTTGCAAGTCAAAATAA